GCTGTAGGGCAGCGCCATGATGTCGTCAGGGTTGTTGATGCGCTTCAGGTTGCGCTTAGAGGTCATGGCGATGCGCTGCACCTGCGGCGAAGGCTCGACGCCGAACTCCGGCGCCATCTCACGCGCCAGATTGTAGCGGAAGCATCGCAGATAGCCGGGCGGAAACGCCAGCGTGGTCGCCAGATTGGCCGGCTGCGTCAACGGCTGAACCGACACGATGTGGAACTCCAACACCTTCGTCGGCACCGGATAGACGTACATCTCGATGTTTGGGTAGGTCATGTTGACCCACAGCACCTGGGGGTATGTGCTGGTCACGGTCTTAACCGCGATGCCGTTGTACTGCTGCTGGTTGATCAGCTTCAGCCCGTAAGAAATGCCCGACGCCGGGTCACGGAAATAGGTTGCGTCGTCGATCAGCACCGGGCGGTCGCCCACGATGTCACCTGACGGGCCAAAGGTGCGGGAAATCGTGCCGGGCGGCCAAGTCTCAATTTGGTCTTGCGTGGAAAACACGGCCAGCCGTTCCGTGTTCCAACTGTCGATCATCTGGTTGAGCGCGTTGAGCGCGTCTTGGGAAGTCTCGGCAGACGGCGTTTCGCCTTCCGCCAATACGCCTAGAAGCCGGAGCGCCCCGTTAATCTGATCACCCGCCGTTGCCATCGCTGCCGTCCTCTTTGTCTACGCGGGGGCGGCGCCGTCGGACGGCCAGCCCGTTGACAGGTTCCTCGCCGGGCGCAGGCGCCGGCGCGGCAGGGTTATAGCGCATCCACCCAAACTCTTCATCATGTTTTGCTTCAGCGTCCATGGTGGCAACCTTGGTGCCGTGCTGCGGGTGGGACAGGTAAATGACGGCCATAAGCGCCTCAAAGAAAGACAGGCGGCGCAAAGACCGCCCGTCAGGTTAGGAAATCAGCGCGAGAGCCTGAAGACGGCTTTCAAGCTGGGCCACACGCGCTTGCAGGTTCGCGATAACCGACAAAACGGTGTTGCCTTCATCCTTGGTGGCAAACCCAAACGGCGTGGTGCTGGTCAGGTCTTGGATGGCGTAGTCAGGGGTGACGGGGGCGGTGGACGTGATCGACGTAAGCTGCGCCGTCAGAGCCGCGCCTTTGGCCGTGTAGATCGGGTTCTCAATGGTAGGGCCATTGAGATACGGGTCTTCGTAAGCCACCCCTACTGGTTTGGTATTTGGCATATTCGCCTCCTATAGCGGTTGGCCCCTGCCGAAGCAGGGGCCGGGTTGCTTACGCAATGCGGTAGATCGTGTACGCCGCGTCGCCGGTCTTGCGGAACCGGAACATGCCGGACGTGTTGTTGGTCTTGGTCAACGCATCCTGAATGACATCGTTCCCGACGAGCGTGTTGCCCGCGCCGGCGGTGAAGGTCACGTCGTTATTTGCGTTGTCGCCGATGTTGACGAAAGCGCAGTCAAACGCCGAACCCACCTTCAGGCTGGGGAACGCCGCGTCGATCAGCGCGCCGGTCGGGAACACATAGGTGCCCGCGTCCGTGCCGCCGCTGTCCATCGTGCAAAGCCCCGTGGCCAGATTGGCCGCGGTGATCGTCACAGACGCGCCGGTAAGGGCGGCCGGGGTGTCAGTGTTGAAGAAACTGACTTCGCCAAGGTTGCCATCACCAATCTGATAGCCGCCGGCGCCATTGGAAAGTGCCATGATCGTGTTCTCCTGTCTCTACCCATTAACCCCAGAGCCGCACGGCCATCGGCGGGCGGATCACGCCGTAACCATACAGCACGTCAATGCGGCACGGCAGGCGGTCATTGTTGATGTCGTACTGGCGCACAATACGCATGGAGATGCCGTTGTGAACCTGGCGCGACGCCATATCGACACCCTGCGGCAGCAGAAGGTCAGCCGTGGCAAAGGAAATAGCATCCTTGTGGTACACGAGGTTCTGCGGGTACTGCGTGGAGGCAGAGCCGAGGAACGTGACCGTGGCGGTGGCTTGCGGGAAGCTGTCCACAGTCGCTAGCGCGTTGACCGAGGTGTAGAGCGCCGGGCTGATCTTGACCGCCGTGTAGGCACCGGCAACCGCGGTAGCGGCTTCCGTCACCACGAACTGCTGCAAGGATCCGGTGGACTCACGGGTCTGCGGGTTGACCGCGTACACGTTGGCGATGGTAAACACGTCGCCGACGGCAATCGTCTGAGTGCCTGTGCCGGTGATGTTGAGGGTCGCCTGGCCCTGCGTGGACACGGTGGTCGTAACCGAGTGCGCGCCGGTGCGGCTGCCCGTCGTGTGCTGCTTGATGGACTGAGACATGTTGATCTCGTCAAGCCCAAGGATGCCTTCGCCCATCAGCCCGTTCTTGAACTGGCGAGAAATGGTGGACACCGGGTTGAAGAGGCCCTTCATGCCTTCGACCAAGCCAGCGTTGGCGGCCGGGTTGACGGTCGCATAGCGCGGGGACATGCCCACCGCTGACTCGTTCAACTTCTGCATGGATTGAAGCAGCACGAGCGAGGTCGCCGGGGTCGTGCCGGGGGTGCCGACAGACTGGAACATGGCCTTGTAGGAGTTCGCCACGTCAGCGTCGATGCTGGACGCAAGCTGCGAAATACGCGGCTTGAGAACGCGCTCGGCGAAGTCGTCCAACTGCATGGTCAGTTCGGCAGACGTGAAGTTCACACCGATGTGTTTCTGGCTGGAAACCGTCAGCGAGGTGAACTGTTCGTTGTCGTCCTGCACTTGCAGCGCGGCGCCATCGGTCACCAAAGCGCGGTCTGGCAGACGGATACGCAGGGTGGAGCCGATCTTCGCGCCTTCGACGGCAAAGCTGTCGTCGTACTGGCGGTTCACGGTGCGGGTGATCACGAGGTTGTTCTCGAGGATTTCGAGAGCCTTCCGGGTGATCATGTCGATGGTAAGAAGTGAATTAGCCACGGTGGCTGATCCTTATACTTAACGGTTGCGGGAAGCCTCCCACTTCTTGATCTGGCGAGCGCGTTCCGCTTCGATCCATTCGGACGTTGACATAGCTTTAACAGACCTAGGGTCTGTCGTGTCGTAGGCCGGGGAGGAAGTCGAGCGCGCGGTCACCGGAGCAATAGGGGCGGGCGCGGTGGAGGTCTTTTTCACCGGCGGATCGGCGGCCAGCTTGGCCTCGATTTTGCCGATTTCCTTGGCCTGCAAGATAGGCGGAAGGTCAGCGATACGCTTAGACTCCTTTGGGTTGGACCCTAGCCAATAGATGAGGTCAGGGCCAATTTCCGAAGCCTGAATTGTCTGGGCCATAACATCGGTCACAGGAAGGCTTGGGTTGTAGGCGACTTGCTCAAAGTCGTCATACCGCCCGCGGGCGTCTTCCTCTTTCTCGTGGTAGGCTTCCAGCAATTTAGCCTGCTGCTGGGCGGTTTCGCGCTGGCGCACCAACTCCTGGGCTTTACGCTCGGCCAAAGCCTCCGCGTATTCCGCAGCAGTGGTGAAGTCGTCAGGCGCGGGAGGCGCCGGCGCTGGGGCGCGCTTGGCTTCCAAATCCGCCAGTTTTAGGGCTTGCTCTCGCTCCCATTTCCGCTGTTCGCGGGCAAGGCGCTTGCCGACAATCGCGTCCAATTCTTCTTGCGTGAAGGTCTTAGGCGCTTCTGTCGTCTGTTCTTCCGGCATAGAAACGTCGGTCGCAGGCGCCGCCGTGGCGATCTGTTCCGGCGCGGGGGCTTCCGCTAAGTCTTGTACTGCTTCAGACATTGGTGTTCCTTACGAACCCTGGTGGACCGCACCAGTACGGTTAGCGCACACTAGAATAAAGCGGCTAAACAATGCAAACTATTTAGCAATCCAACCTATATTACCGACGCCGCTCTGCACAATCGGCAAAACCTTAGCGCCAGATAACGGCGCATATGTGTTTGGGAGCCCGGAGATTTTTGTATCCGCCATGAGATATATCCTATTCAAACATGGTGGCGTTAAAACGACGGGCTCCGGCGGTTAAATTGGATCCCGACATATTGGCTACAACAAACACCGCCAAATTAGCGGTGCTTAACGTGTGGTTGTAAAAACCAATACATTTGTCTGGCGTAGTGCCAATGTCCGTCTGCATAAGAAATCCAGATTGTGGTTTGGTTGAAAAGTTGCCGGTAGGTATGACGAAGGACACAGTTTCTGTAGGCGCTCCCCCGGTCAGCGTAGTTACGAACGTAGTCGCGTACTGACGCCGCTGGATGTAGTTCTCGTTGTCAATATCGTATAAAGCGCCGGTCAGTAACAGCCCGTTGTTGAGAATTAGCGTGTTTTCGCGGGCACCAGACGAGCCTGTTACACCTTTGGTAGTGCTAAAAAACAAGTTGTTAACAACAAAGTTGCTGTCCGACAACGCGCCGCTCAGAAACACGCCGGCGTCGTTCAAAAAATACACTTGGTTGCCCGTCACGTTGTTGCGTGAAGAGTCAAGCAAAACAATACCCCAAGACGACGTAGTAATAACAGCATTCTGTTTTGCTATTTGGTTAAAGCTAATAGAATTAGCGTTAGAAGTGTTAAGCAAAATTCCGCCGTAATTAGAATCACCAGTTTCAGGATTTAGGTATATGTTTAAATTAAAAAAACTGCCTTGGTTTACATTTTTAGCCAAAATACCATACCGACGGCAGTTTATGTGTCCTTGGCTAATAGTAGGCTGCAAAAGCCCCGTCGAACCAGAAGCGAGAGTACTCCATGTGGCGTTATATTCTGCGTAGACGCCGTACTGCACGTTAACCATATCAAATTGACTAAGGTAAATTCCTTCAAAGTAGTCCGGAATAAGCACGCCAAACTCTGCCGAATATATAGAAAAATTAGATACTCGGCCTTCAACTGGCAATCCAGCGCCTTGAACCCAA